CAGATGCTCTTGAAGCTAATACTTCAACATCTGATAGTGCAAGTCCACCAACTTCTAAAATGAAGTGGGTCATTACACTTTCTTCACCAACAACAATTGTTTTAGTTATCGGTGAATAACCTATGAAAGAAGCTGTTAAGTCATATGTTCCAGCTGGTACACTTAATATTGAGTAAGCACCTGCGTCATTAGCAGTGTCACCTAATTCTGTACCTACGAGAACGACATTAGCGCCTTCAAGTGGTCTTGAGTTAGAATCGTAAACGGTTCCCATTACTGATTGTGCAAACAATCCTGTGGTTATCATAAACGATACTATAAGATTACGAATATTCATAATCAATCTCCTATGTTTGTTACTGTGATGACACATTTTTATCCTGGTGTGTCGTCTGCCAGCGGGAAACTATGAAAGTTCTTCACCTGGAATTTCACAACTATCATTATTGCAGAACTTATCTACTTCTGCTTCTTCGTTGTGAATAACTCCAAATGATAATTTACCTAATTTTTTAAGTTGTTTGTTATATTCCTTTTCTTCAATTGCTTCATAAGGCATTTGTGGATATGCTCCGTAATCGTGTCTTGGTAATAAACTTATTCCTTTCAAGTGGTATTGAAAATAATTCAATACATTAGGTATTTCATCTCCTTCTTTTTCTGGGTCAAATGTCACAGTACAACTGACCTGGTTGTCTGCCCAATGTCTTTGTAGGAATGCTGCTAAACTGAATTGTTCCCAAATGGATAATTCTGCTGCAGTTCTGATTCCCTCTCCGACATCTACCGGCACCTCAACTACTAATGTTGAGTCTTCCGAGCCAAATGCTGGCTCTATCTTATAACCTGCCTTTTTCAAAGGTTCAATCAGTTCTGAATTAACTGATAATCTTATTCTTCTGATGTAGAAACGACTTTCTGGATAATGTAAACCTGGTGTCGCTCCTGCCAATAATGACACGGTTCCACTTGGTTTTACACTTGTGGTTTTGATACTTCTTGGTATTGCGAACCAGTCTGAATATACTTTATCCCAGTCTTGTATAGTGTCGTATCCACCTTCTAACCAATCTCTAAATTCGTCTAATCCACGATTAGTTATGAATTGTGCAACACCACTTACACTACAACCAATTCTTCTATTTCTCAACATAACTCTATTAGTATCTGCCCAATGGGTTCTACCAAGAGTTACGGTTTTCGCATATAGATATGCATATTTTAAAGTTCTTTTGTAATCCTCTAAGTCATCGTGATTGTCTGGAAATGTTTCTACTAAACAACATAATTCATAACTTTCTAATGATTGTTCCAAACAAGGATTACCACCCATTACTCTATGGTCTTTATCATCTCCACCATTTTTCATACGAGAGTAATGTCTCATATTATCTAACCAAGCCAAACCTGGTTCTCCATTATCTACGATTCGTTTTGAAACTTCTGTATAATCCATACCGAGTTCTGCAAATATTGAGTTGTTTGATGTCCAACCATATTGGTCACGATGTGGATTTACTTTGTAATTCTTTAAGTCTAAGTATTCTTCTGAATTAGGGTCTCCAAATACAATCTCAGCGGTTCTTCTTACATTACCTGCCACAACACATTTACCGATTAGATTCATAATATCTACAATGGTTGTGATTGTAATTGGTTGTCCTGTATTACCCTCTAATACTTGTCTAATAGCTTCGTGGACCTCTTCCAATGGTTCGTGTCCTGATGATACTCCACCAAAACCTTTAATAGGTTCACCTGCTGGTCTGATTAATGAATAATCAAATTCAACTTGTGCTTGTCCGTGAAAATAACTTTCCAATAATAATTTTAAACTTTCTACCCAACCCTCACGAGTGTCTGGTATTTGATATTGTTGTGAATCTCTTTTGATATCAACACCTTTAATAATGATTTCCCCAGCTCCTTTGGTATCAAATCCTACACCAACACCTAACATTGATGCGTCCATTAAGAAACAAAATGGTTTTGCGTAATCATCTTTTAATGTTTTTGTTGATACAAATGCACAATTGTTTAGAGCTGCATACAATCCTTTTTCTTCTGTGATTGCTGTCCCCATAGCCCATAAGCCACGACCTGGTGGTAAAAACTTCATATTGAAAATTCTATCATACATTTCTTGTGCGGATTTTTGTGCTTGCCAAGGATTCCAACCTAATTGATGACCCTCAATGTGATTCATTTGCATTGAGTAAGTTCCCTCAACTACTCTTTGGACGGTTTCCCACCATCTTTCATTTTTTCCGTCTGGTTTAATTCTTGAATAGGTTCTCATATAGACTAATTCCCCAAGACCATTGAACCCAAATGGTGCTTTTTTTCTTTTGTACTTACTGATGAAGTTTTCTGATAACTTAAACATTTTATTTGCCCTTTATTCTCCTGTTATTTTTCCGTCAGATATAACTATAATATATATTCATTTAATACGACAATTTTTTAAATTCTTTGAAGTTTTACAAACTTTTTCTTAGAAGTTTTTATTCAAACCCACCAGCGTCAAAATCTTTCTTTTTCTGAGCTAATGTCTTTCTTAAATACTCCTCAGAGTTATTCATTTTACCCTGTGTTTGTCTACCTTCTTGAGTGTTGGCTTCGTATATTTGAATATAACCTGTGTTGGTATTGATGGTTGCCGGAAAGGTTAATCCGTCTGGTCCAAATCTATTTTTAATCACGTGAAATCTACCGGTGTTTGCTATCTTGTCTTCTACTTTTCTTGACATACTCATAACAAAATCTGCTGTCATCACTTTACTATAATCCTCTGAAACTTTATCTGCTCCAATCACATCTTCCTCCAAAGATGAACGATTGGCTTGTGAAGCAGTCCATATCGGTATATCAAACTCCCCTGCCACACCTCTTAATTCTTCATAAATCAATCCTATTGAGTGTCTTTTTTCACTAAAGTGTTGTGTTGATTTCATAATATCTGCATAGTCAACCAATACCATATCTGGTTTTATACCTTGTAGTTCACATTGTTGTAAGTGTGATGATATAGTATTTACTGATGCTGTTCTTGTTGGATAATATTTAATTACCAACTCACCCTTTAATTGATTAATTTTTTTCAACACCTCATCTTTATGATATTGTAAATTTGCTGTTGGTTGTCCTGATACAATGGTATCATATCTTAATCCAACATATTGTGCATTTAACTCTAATGTATAAT